AGCCTCTGCTCCGCCTACTGTGATATATCCCCGCCCTGGGGCGCTGAGGTCGCTGGTGTAGACGTACTCCCAGTCATTTTGTCCTGCACGTTCAGCCGCTTCACGTAATGCGCGTTTGTCGATGTTGCTCACTGGGCGGCCTCCTTCTGCGCAATTTCACCCCATGTTTTCAGGCTATCCGTTTGAACAACGACGCCAAGCAGCGCGAGAATTTCCTCAGGTGTTTCTCGTACAACTATCTTTTCGCCCGAGGTCATTTTGATGTGGCTTACTCCAGCAAACAAAAACGACTCAATATGCTCAGCCACAACAAAAACTGGCTCGTAGATTGTTTTCTCTTCCCAACCGATAATCGAATCGACCGGACGAGAAACTGTTGCCTGCTGACTCAGTTTTAAAATTTTCATACCCCTACCCTCCCCCAAACCATCAATACCCTTCTCATCGCCGGACTGTTCCGGCACTCCTGAAATATTCCATTGGTGCAACTGCGCGCGGTGCCGTCCTGCTCTTCCGGCGTCGCCAGGCGATAAGTCACCGTTCGCCAGACCTTGCTCACGCGCACAATCTTCCGGGCCCGCTCCAGATCGATAGCGTTCTTCGTGATGCAGTTGATGGTCATGCCGCACTCTGTGGCCACATCCTTCGCGGTGAAGGTCCGGTGCGTTTCGAGATAACGCAGAATTGCCTGTTTGCCTTTCATCAGAAGCCCCCTTTCTTTTTCGGCTGCTGCTCGCGCCCGCGGCGTTCTGCGGCGGCGGCCTGCTGGTCTGTGTCGTAAATTGCCCCGTTGATCTGATTGCAATAAACCGTACCGGTACTGCCGTGGCGGTTGAGTCGCAGGATTAACTCGGTTTCTCCAGGCGGCACGCTGTCATCGAAAGCACCTTCCCGGTGGATACCAACCCAGTAGTCGCAGTCCTGCTCAATCTGTCCTGTGTCGCGGGAATCGCTCGGTAACGGGCGTTTATTCACTCGCTTCTCCAGTTCGCGGTTGAGCTGGGTCAGCAGCACGACGACGCAGCCAAGCTCTTTGGCGAGGTTCTTCAGACCTTTGGTGATCATCCCGTAGGCCAGGTCATTACGGTCGGCCTTTTCGGCGGTCATCAGCGTCAGGTAGTCAACCAGAATCATGCCTACACAGCCCTTCTCGCGTTTGATTCGGCGGCTTTCGCTAACGATATGCGCCAGTGACAGGCCAGGAGTGTCGTCGATATACAGCATGTCTATTTCACTCAGTCGCCCGGCAGTAGCGATCGCCTTCTTAAAGTCGCCGTCGTAGTCGCCCTGGTACTGGTCATCGGCGTCATCCGTGGCGGGCATGTAAAAAATGCTCGGGTTTATGCCGGACTTCTGACCAACCAGTTTTTCGAGGATCTGGTCACCAGGCATTTCCAGGCTGAACATCAGCGCTGGTTTTTTCTCGCGAACCGCGCAGTTGATCGCCATCTGCCCGTACAGGGTTGTCTTGCCCATCTTTGGCCTTGCGCCAATCACGAACAGTGAGCCTTTAACCAGACCTTTCGGCGCCAGCAGTCGGTCGAGTGACGGGATGCCGGTACTCATGCCGCGCTGTTCGCCTGAAGGGTCAAAGCGTTTCTCCAGATCTGCTACCCAGTCATCCATAACCTCGCCGAACGACCGCAACCCACGGCGACTACCGGTTTTTGAATGGTCTGCGAGCTGGGTGAAAATACCCTGAATGGCCTCGTACTTCTGCGTGGCGCTCATGCCGTTGCGGGAATACAGCAGCTCAGTAGCTTCGGTTAGGCGGTTGATACCGTAGCGCTCCATTGCGGCTTCCCGGACTGATGCTGCGTAAGCAACGATGTTTGCAGCGCTGGGAGTGTTCTTGGCTATCTCCGCCAGGTAAGCAAAGCCACCTACCTGCTCCGCTAGCCCTTTGCCTTCGAGCGCGTCAAACAATGTCAGACCATCGACTGGCTTGTTGTCGCGAAACATCTGGCGCATCTCGGCAAATATCAGCTGGTGAGGTCGGCTGTAAAACGACTCAGGCTTGAGCATCGCCAGAACCTTCTGGACTCGCTCGCTGTTGTCATCGTCCAGCAGCAGGCCACCGATAACGCTCTGCTCTGCTTCGAGGTTATGAGGTACAGCCATGAATTCAGCGGTCATCACGATCCCCCTCGCGCACTTCGATGTAGAGCTTTTCGGTCAGGAACTTATCGAATTTCATGCGGCGCCAGGTCTTCCCGGATTTCTGGTCTGGTCGGTCTTCAAGCATCCAGCGGCAGTTCTGAGCGATGTAACGCAGATAACTTCTGAAACCGTCCATGTCCATCGGCTTGCCGTCCAGGTTGCGGGCAATTTTGTTAGCCTTACCCCAGAATGTGCGGATCAGATTGCGTCGCTCATCAGTGAGGCATCTCCATCCCCTGGCTTCAGGCAGTTCGTCTTTCAGGCATTGCCACACTTCATCGCATGACAAACGAGACTTTTTCTCTTCAGCGGGTTTCTGGTCATTTGCGACATACTTACTACCGTTAGGTAGTAAGTTATTTAATATATTGTTATCTGTGGACACTGGCTGGACATCGGCTGGACACTCCACCCCAACAGGCATTGGTACGACTGCGTTTGCGCTGGACACTGGCTGGACATCGGCTGGACAAAAATTTGACTGATATTCGTCATATTTGACCACTTTTAGAACAGTAAAACGGTTGTTCGATTTGGTGGTGATCATGCCCAGGTTCTGGAATTTACGTAGCAGTGATTTAACGCGATCAGCGGTCAAACCTGTTTCCATTGCCAGCGTGTTTCGCCCGGTAATAAACTCTCCGCGTTCGCAGATCACATCGCCAACATCAGTCGAAACCATTGTCTGTTCGTGATTAGCGCGCAGGAGCAGGTGAACCCATAAATGAGCCGCCTCAGCGTCCTTGTAGAACGGCACATCCATAATTTTACGGTGCAGCAAGGCAAACCCCTTACCGTCATTCGTGCGCGGTTTCTGGAGCCTTCTGGCCTCTCTGGCTTCGGCTAAATTGGATACGTTACCCACGGCCACTCTCCTTACGTTTCAGTTCTTCCAGGATGGCGCGCATCTTCTCTGCCACAATCGGATTAACCGAGCGGATGAAGCGGTCGCGGGTTATGTTTTTATGTACAGCGGTATGGTAATAGCGTGGATTTTTTGCCATTATTCCTCCTGCAACTACTCTCTTTTTTGCACCTGAAAGCCGTTGGTGTTCCAGCACCGCGGCTTTTCCCCTTTCTGCGTTCATGCTTCAAAATCTCCCTTCACCCCATCCCGGTTCGAAATCAGGATGGCCAGCAGCAGCGACATGTTCGGCACCAGGTTCTCCCGCCACCGGCTTACGGTCGACTTGTTGACCCCAAGCACCTCGGCTATACGGGTGGCGCCAAACTCGGCTATCTGGCTGTGTAACCAACTCTCGATTCGACGTGCCTCCGCTTTGTTGCGTGTCATTGATTTTTCCATTTGCGATAATTCCTGTGATTTATGGTTAGGGCCGCCCTCAGGCGGCAAAAATATTCGGATACAGAACTTCACGCGGAAGCCCCGTTGCTTCTTCGTACTTGCGCATTTTTGTCACCGGCAGGGTGCCGCCACGCTTTTTGAGCATGTTGATAGCCTGCGGCGAAACGCCAACCTTCTCAGCCAGCACCTTTTGAGAACCACCGACTGCATCAATGGCTTTCTCAAGCGGCGTGCTGAACTGTGATGTTTTGTTGATCATGATTTGCTCCGCTCATGTGTAATCAACACCATGTTAATTCATGATGTGGATTAAATCAACATTATGGTGATGGAAAAAATACACATGTTGTTTACCATGCATGGAGCGGAGGGTTTTATGAGTAGCATTTCTGAAAGAATTAAATTTTTACTGACAAGGGAAGGCTTGAAACAGCGGGATTTAGCTGAGGCTTTATCGACCAGCCCTCAGACCGTAAACAACTGGATAAAGAGAGACGCGTTAAGTCGTGAGGCTGCGCAACAAATATCTGAAAAGTTCGGTTATTCTCTTGACTGGTTATTAAATGGAGATGGCTCTCCAAAGAAAGATCAGGAGAGCAATATCCCGCCAGAGTCTGAGTGGGGAACTGTCGATGCCTGGGACAAAAACACACCGCTACCTGCGGACGAGGTTGAAGTGCCTTACCTCAAGGATATTGAATTTGCATGTGGCGATGGCCGCGTTCAATGCGAGGATCATAATGGCTTTAAGCTGAGGTTCTCCAAGTCAACACTACGCCGAGTAGGGGCAAACACCGACGGTTCTGGAGTTCTCTGCTTCCCGGCCACAGGTGACAGCATGGAGCCGATCATTCCCGATGGCACTACGGTAGCCGTAGACACGAACAACAAGCGCATAGTTGACGGTAAGCTGTATGCCATTGGTCAGGCAGACGGCGGTAGCGGGCAGCTCAAGCGCATTAAGCAGCTATACCGGAAGCCGGGCGGCAAGCTAATCATTCGCAGCTACAACGGCGACGCATATCCGGATGAAGAAGCTGACATTGATGATGTTGAGATAATCGGTCGCATATTCTGGTACTCGGTGTTGCTGTAAAGACGAAGCTGCGACTGGTTTAGCAGGCGCACTGAAATTACGCTGAGGGGATAATGGAAGAATCAGATCAGGAAAAACGAGAGCGCGAGCTAATGGAGGTGCTTTGGCGAAAATTTAGAGCGCTATCACCTGAATTACTGTCTCAATTCCTAGCAGAACGAGGCGTTCCAATCGTCTCATGCCCTATATGTGGCAGTGCAGATATGGCCGTACCACAGGCCAGCGAGCAAATTTATGACGGAGATAAGCCGACTGGAGAATGGTTTACGTATGTAAACCCATCAAAAGTAAGCTCATTTGGGTTTGAACCATTACACTCCTTGCTTCAGTACAACTACCGCATAATTTGCAAAAATTGCGGATATGAAAACAGATTCTCTGCGCACCCAGTTCTATCGTGGCTGGAGAAGAATGACAAAAAAACTAATGCCGAGTAGACTATGAATCAGCACAAAGAAGATGCAACAGTCGTCTGGGATCGTTTTCCACAACATGGTGGCGGTAGCGGCGGAGGTGGTGAGATGGAAAGTAGAGTTGCAAGACTGGAATCCGATATTGAGTACATAAAGCGCGATGTATCTGATATTAAATCGGATATTAAGTCTATTGATTCCAGGTTAGCAACAATTGAAACAGCAATTGGCTCGCTTAAAACCACCATTAAAGCCTCCGCTGTTGTCATCACAGTGGTTTTCTCTTTTTGCGCATATATTTTTGGTAATTATGTAGCCAAAATACTTGATGCACTAAATGGGTTGGTTCTCAAGTAACCCCGGCCCCGGCATTGCCGGGTTTTTTAATTTCCTTTCCGCACTATCTCAGCAGCATCCCTGTTCACGCCCTTCCCTATCACGTTGCCAGTTTCCTTCCGGTACTGTTCAAGTTTTTCAATGATAGCCTCCTGCGTCACAGGCAGATCCGCCAGCGATAACTCCATCACCGCGCGCCCGGCGGCATGAGCCATCATGTTCACTTTTTCTTCATCCAAGTCCATAACCCACTCCCTTTTTGATGTTTTTTGCAGCATATCACTTATGCCACCAAAAAATAAATCAACATAAAAATCAACAAGAAACGATTAAATCAACAAAATAAATCCACAGAGTGTTGACCTATAAATCCACATGATGTTTAATTACCCCATCGAAACGAAACATCGACAGCTGAGCGAAGTTAGCCAGCGGCGGACAGCAAGTCGCCTGCTTTTTAACAACATACAAAGTCGGAACAGCACTCGGTAATCCTGTTTAGACCCCAACGTACAAATTCGGCGCAGCACCGGGCGCGATCCGGTCGGTGTGAGGCTACCCCCTCGCGAGAGCGATAAAGGCGTGGGAACGGGCAACACTGGCGGGATGAGAGGTGCGAAGCGCAAACAGATTTATTCCAGTCCATTCGAAGCTGAGTGGGCTGTGCTGAATCACAAGAGGATTTTTTATGACTCAGAAATACATTCCGGCGTGTTTAAGAGACCTTCCTAAGAATCGTCAGAAGCCACGCAAACAGGCGATTAAAGAAGCGCAAGTGGAAGTTCTGAATAAGGCAATCGCATCGATAAAAGACGATATGCGTGCGTTCAAAACAGAAGAGCAGCGTCGCGGTCATTACCAGGCGATCAGCACACTCTCACAGATTCGTGATGAGTTGTAGCAGCTGATAGATAAAGCATTTCTCCCGCATCAGCGGGTAACTACAGAGGGCAAGAGGATGAAGATTGGTGAATGCGATAACAGTTACTTCGGGGAAGATGACACATTCAATACACAAATATCACCTAAGGCGCTTGCGGCCCTTATTCGGCAATACAAGCACTGCTGTAGGCTCTCGAAGGTAACTAGCCAAACTGCTGCTTACCGCTTATGCCCTCACAAGCTGGCTGAAGCTAAGCAGTACCAGATTCGCCGCGATCATCTGGAGTTATTTTTGAGGGTGTTGTCCGATTCAACTGCTGATTATGACGTGGAGGAAATCGACACTTACTTTGGCGGAGCTACTGATGATTGGTCGCTAATCCTCAAGGAAAGAATTTCTGACTAACCCGCTACGGCGGGTTTTTTATCGGCCATACATAGGCAGATTTTCGAGTCTGCCCATTTATGACAACCGGCGGCCATCCTCCGCCCATTGAAACACTGAATAAATGCGTTGAAGTCTTGTATTAACCGTTCCGTTCGCCGCGATAAGGCTAAGAGGATTTATGAGCAACAAAACTGGAGGGCGCGCTTTCCCGTGTGATTCTATCGTGGAGCGCGACGAAGTTGGTCACTTACATGGTTTCGAAGTCAGCTCTGGCGGCATGACATTGCGCGATTATTTCGCTGCAAAAGCGCTGATAGTTGCTGCGCGAGGTGCTGATGGAGAGCCTGAAGGGGCCTACTTCGAAACTGTTGATGGGATAGCATCAAGAGCTTACCTGCTGGCTGATGCAATGCTCCACGCCCGGGAGGCATCATGACAGTTACCCACAACGGCAAGCAGTACACCGCCAAAAAGCTCAACGATAACGAGTGGCAGCTGACGTCGGTATCAAACCCGCGTGAAAAGTTGGTACTTAACCGCTGGCAGATGCATATGGCTGGCTTACTGGCTCAGGTGGAGGGGAAAAAATGATGCGAAAGCACAAGTTGCCAAGTGCTGAGGAGATAGATTCCTTGCTGGATTACAACCCTGAAACCGGAGTATTTACGTGGAAAGTGACGAAATCAGGATGGGTTGTAAAGGGGCGGCCTGCTGGTTCAAAAAACAATAATGGCTATCTCCGAGTTGGTATTGGAAGAAGGCACTACTTCCTTTCTCGAATCGCATTTTTCTTATGCACCGGGGAATCACCTGAAGAAGTAGACCATATCAATGGTGACAGAACAGATAACAGGGCGTGCAACTTAAGAGCCGCAAGCCGTCATGAAAACTGCCTCAATAAGTCGGTAAGAAGCGACAGCAGGACTGGTGTAAAGGGCGTCTCATGGCGACCGGATGTTAAAAAATGGTCTGCACGATCAACTGATTCATCGGGGAAGAGAGTGTTTTTAGGTTACTACCGCACCATCAGAGATGCGGTGGCTGTCCTTAATGATTTTCGGAGAGAACAGCATGGTGAGTTTGCAAAAAATTAGCAGCAACTTGCACTACGGTACCACCCCGCTCATTCGCCAGTGCGTCACGCCCGGCATGATGGCAATGCATGAAGGCCGAACCTATCGCGTCTCAGCAGTCATTCAGGAGCGCAAATGGGTGTATCTGCACACCGACGCAGAAATCATCCGCCTCAGTGACTGCGTTATTGACGTCCTTCTGGACGGTCACGGCAACCCTATCCAGCAGTAACCACCCTATTCAACCGATCGGCCTGGCTTCTGCGGGCGGGATCTGCACATCCAAATTTCAGGAGAAACCATGAGCGAAGTAACGGACTTAACTGTCATCGAAATCAAGCCGGAGCAGGCGCCAGCACTTTACAGCGCGGGTGGACTTAATGGCTTTCTCGAGCAAACCCGCGAACAGGCTATCGAAGTGCTTATCGCTCTGAAAGATGACCTGATCCCCTGCGCGAAAATTCATTACTGAGGTGAATCATGAATATCACATGCGAGTGCGTGGACATGCGCACATCTGTCGGCCCCCACAACACCATCAAAGTTGAGATGGAAGGCGTTGTCCTGGCCGGCACCGTTAAAACCCGTGACGTACTCCCCCAGCTCGACGGTGCAGAAGTCATCGAATGGCTGGCTGAGCAGGGCTACACCGTCCTTCACCAGGAGCGTGCGGCATGAGTGCTATGGAGCGCTGGGATGACGATGCTTTCGTCAGGCTGATGGCGGATGTACTGCCAGAGCAGCCAATGACCCACGAACAGGCGGCGCAGGAAGCGATCGCCGATTACCGTTCGGAGCAGCAGGAAATGAGAATGGAGGGCGCACTATGGGCACAGCAACACTGATCCTCGGTGAATCCGGAACCGGCAAGTCAACCAGCCTGCGGAACGTTGACCCAGCCGATGCGATCCTGATTAAGGCTGTAGGCAAGCCGCTTCCGTTTCGCTCTAAAGACTGGACGCCGTGGGATGCCAAAACAAAGACCGGAAGCGTAGTCGTATCTGATGACTGGAATTACATCTTTAACGTCATCAAACGCGCGCCTACCTACGGCAAGAACATCATCATCATCGACGATTTCCAGTACGTAATGAGCAACGAGTTTATGCGCCGCTCAGAAGAGAAGTCGTTCGATAAGTTCACTGAGATTGGCAGGCACGCATGGGAGGTTATCAAGTCTGCCCAGGACGCGCCGGACAACCTCCGGGTTTACTTCCTGGCTCACACCGAAGAAACGCAGATGGGCCGGACGAAGATGAAGACGATTGGGAAGATGCTGGACGAGAAGATCACCGTCGAAGGCATGTTCACCATCGTTCTCCGCACCCTCACCCGCGATGACAAGTTCTTCTTCACCACCAAAAACAACGGATCAGACACCGTCAAATCCCCCATGGGGATGTTTGAGACCAATGAAATCGACAATGACCTCGCCCATGTAGACGCGACCATCTGCGAATACTACGGCATCAACAACATTCACCACATTAAGGACTCCGCCGCATGAGCAACGTAATTTTCACCTATAGCGAAGAATCAGCACTGGCCGCCGGTATGGGCGGCTTTATTAACGAAACTGGGGCCTACGCTATCACCATCAGCGAAGCGTTGCTGACCACAGCAAAGAGCGGAGCAAAAGCCATTGAGTTCTCTGGTGAAGCTGATGACGGCCGTAAGATCCAGTACCTGAGCGTCTACGTTACGAAAAAGGACGGAACCGAAAACACCTTCGGCGCGAACATGATTCACGCAATCATGGGATGTGCAGGTGTTAAGCAGCTGACGCAGTACATGAAGTCTGCTGGCGTGTATGTAGCGCCGGAGTTTGCTGGCAAGCGTGTCGGCCTGGTTCTGCAGAAGGTACTGTCGAAAAAGGATGATGGCAGCGATACCTATAAATTCGATATCCGTATGCCATTCAACGCCGACACCCGGCAGACGCTGCAGGAACGTCATGAAGGTAAGAATGCCGAGACGGTAGAGAAGATGATCGCCACCCTGAAAGATAAGGATGAGCGTAAGAAGCCAACCCAAGGCAACGCAGGCTATCACTACGGCATGGATGACGATCCGGGCCATAACGACTTCTAATCCTTCCTCATCGAAATAACCAAGCGCCCCCTATTTCACCTCACGGAGACGGGTTAACCACACTCGTCTCACGCAATTTAAGGATGAACATGAACCACTTAATGATTGACCTCGAAACGATGGGTAACGGGCCATATGCGCCGATCATCTCCATTGGCGCTGTATTCTTCGACCCGAACACTGGCGCAATAGGCGATGACTTCCAGGTGAATGTATCGCTTGAGTCATCAATGAGGTTTCGCGCCCGGCCCGACGCCTCAACAATCCTGTGGTGGATGGAGCAAGGCGAGGATGCGCGAAAAGCGTTAACCAATGACACCGAAGAGCTTTCCACCGCTCTGTGTTGGCTATCTGAATTCATCGCCAAACACGCCAAGCCGAGATTCGTTCAGGTATGGGGCAACGGTGCATCGTTCGACTGCGTCATTCTCCGTAACAGCTATGCACTGATCGGGCAGGAAGCGCCGTGGCAATGGTGGAATGACCGAGATGTCCGCACAGTAGTTGAGATGGGTAAAGCGAGCGGCTTCGACCCTAAGCGTGATATGCCATTTGAAGGCACCCGCCACAGCGCGCTTGACGACGCTATTCATCAGGTCAAATACGTTTCTGCGATCTGGCAAAAATTAATCCAGCAATAACCAATCCGGTCAGGAAATAGCCATGAACAAATTTACCCCCGAGTATCGAAAATATCTTCTCCGGCCAATCCCTGACCGGAAGCTTTCACCCTCTGAGCGAGCAGATCGCAAAGAGCTTTACCAAATCATCCAGCAAGAAAGAGCCAACGACGATTCACCCCCTTCCCCATCCAACTACACGCCAGCTGACCCATACCTAAACGACAACCGCAAAGGCCTCGGTGGCGCTTCAAGGAGTGACTAATGACTCACGCTCACGACGACATCAGGGTTGGCTCACTGTGCCTTCCCTTCATTGGTAACGGCTGGCTAATGCCATGGGGTGAAGTGGTCAGCAATCCATTAAAGGCGCAGCGTCTCGCTGAGGAATATCGGGAAAGGCAGGAGGCGGCATGACAGCGAAATACTCACTTCTGTATGTCGATCCCCCTTGGTCTTACGGCAACACCATCAGTAACGGTGCCGCCGCCGACCACTACTCCACCATGAAACTCATCGACATCAAGCGCCTGCCAGTGTGGGAACTTGCCGCCGAAAACGCCGTGCTGGCGATGTGGTACACCGGAACGCATAACCAGGAGGCTATCGAACTGGCCGAGGCCTGGGGTTTTGCCGTTCGCACGATGAAGGGCTTTACCTGGGTGAAGCTGAATCAGAACGCCGAACTGCGCATCAACAAGGCGCTGGCTGAGGGTGAAGTCACCGACTTTTACGACTTCCTCGATCTGCTTAACGCCGAGACGCGCATGAACGGAGGCAACCACACCCGGGCCAATACCGAAGATCTGCTGATTGCTACCCGCGGCGCCGGGCTGGAACGTAAGCACGCCGGGATTAAGCAGGTTGTCTACAGCCCGCTCGGCGCGCACAGCGAAAAGCCGTGGGAAGTACGCCACCGGCTGGAGCTGCTTTATGGTGATGTGCCGCGCATTGAGTTGTTTAGCCGCAGCGCGGCGCCAGGTTGGCACCACTGGGGAAACCAGTGCGACACCGCCGCTGTAGAACTGCTGCCAGGCTGCGCCATCGATGTTGTGAAAACGGAGGCCGCATGACTCCAGAAACAGACAACGCCATCCGTGCAGCCTGCCGCCGCTGCACCGAGGAAATCCAGCAGGCCATGCGCAAGAAGCCAAAGCCTAACTGGAACGAAACGGTGCCTCCCATCATCAACAAGCATCACAAGAAAATTGAAGCTCTGGGAGTTAGCCTCCTGGAGTTCGTCGTCAAAACTGGCCGCCTTAACGGGCGGTTCGGAGCCGAACAATGAATATGAAAACTGAAAAAATCGTGATGATGGACAGCGATGAAGCGGCCAGCATCCAGACTGTAACTGGCTGGGTAGACCGCCAAGGGCGTTTCTGGGGAAAAGACGAACACCAGGCGCGCTGGTGCGGTGCCACTCATCGCAAGTGTAAAAATAAACCTGATGAGCACCCGATTCATAGCACTAATGGCTATTGCGAAGAATGCCACCGCGAAAGCCGCCAGGCGAAGTTCGCCACCTATGAACGCGCGGTATGGGCCGGAGAGCCGCTAGTTATCTTTGATGATGACCACTACTTTTTCGACGCTGAATCGCTGGCCGACTATTGCTATGAGCACTCCCTGCTGCCGAGTGAGTTGCAGTTAATGATCTGCGAGCCTAACTACCCGCCGGAGTTCGATCTGGAACAGCACTGCGAAGAGATAATGCCGGATGGCGATGACTATTACTGCTTGCCGCAAGTTGTGCGTGATGCTGCTGAGGCGCTGAATAAGGCTCTGAAGGAAAGTGCTCCAGTATCGTGGAGCGCCAGCAATCGCGTGGCGATCGTCTCTGACGACATGCTCAACGACGAGCAGAAGGCCGAAATAATGGCGGAGCGAGCCGCATGAAATCGTTAATCACCCGGGAGCTTAAGGCTCCCTTTTTATTGCTGGCGTTCACCTTCAACCGAATTAACCGACAGTTCCGGGAGCATTGACCATGGCCGACATCATCGACACAGCAGCAGAGATTGAAGAGCTTCAGCGTAATGCTGCCCTTTCCGCTCACCGTCTGAATCGCAACGCCGTATCAGCTGAGCATTGCGCAGAGTGCGACGAACCAATTCCCGAGCCGCGGCGTGCTGCCGTACCCGGCTGCCAGACGTGCGCGGAGTGCCAGGGCGTGATCGACTGAAGAATAAACAGAGGGGGATGTGATGCAGCAGGCAATTTTAGACATGTGCTGCGGATCACGCATGTTCTGGTTCGACAAGCAGGACGAACGCGCGGTGTTCAGTGATATCCGCGCCGAACAGCATGAGCTTTGCGACGGTCGCCAGTTGGTTATTAGTCCGGACCTTATTGCCGATTTCCGCGCCCTCCCTTTTGCCGATAACACTTTCCCTGTCGTCGTGTTCGATCCGCCGCACCTCGAGCGTGTCGGCGATAACGCGTGGATGGGTAAAAAGTACGGGCGTCTCAACAAAGAAACATGGCGTGATGATTTGCGCGCCGGCTTCTCAGAGGCATTCAGGGTGTTGTGGCCACACGGCGTACTCATCTTCAAATGGAACGAAACTCAGATCCCGGTTAGCAATATCCTGGCGCTGACCGACGAAAAGCCGGTCATCTGGCAGCGCACCGGCAAGTCAGACAAAACCCACTGGGTGATTTTCGTCAAAGGTGGTGCACATGTTCCAGCTAATTCAACGGGGTCAGATTTACGCTGACCATTCAGGTTGGCCCGTCATCGTCCACAGCTGCACATCACAGATAGTCCGCTACTGGCGACAGGGCCGGATTAACACCGCTTCAATCGACAGATTCAACAATGACTTTGAGCACCTCGACCACCGTGAGGCGGCACAGATACGCGCCGAATTGGAGACGAGTGAGCACATTAAATCGCTGCGTGCCCAGCGCGCGGCATGAGGAGAGAGCGTGAAACCTTACGAATCGAAGAAATCACAGTTCACCAGAAACCTGATCCGTCGGCGCCATGCTGAATGGTCAGAAAAGACCTTTGGCAATGTCGGTCCCGTCGGACCGCTGAAGCACCTTTCGAAAGAGGCGCTGGAAGCTGCCGCCGATCCTGGCGACCTAAGTGAATGGGCTGATATGCAGTTCCTGCTATGGGACGCGCAGCGGCGCGCCGGTATCTCCGATGAGCAAATCACCGCGGCGCTGGAAGAAAAGCTGAAGGTGAACATGACCCGCCACTGGCCGGAGCCGAAAGACGGTGAACCGCGCCTGCACATCAAACCATGACGCAACTGATAGCCAGTTATGAGCTGGCTATTGGGTGCGAAAGCACTGCTCCGTTATCCCTTTTGCCCGGCCCCGCGCCGGGCATTCTTTTTGGGAGTTAACCATGCAATCAAACCCCGTACTCAAGTTCATCGGAGCGCTTATCGCCCTTGGCGCTCTCATCTCATTTATTCACGAACCGGAAGGTGTGCAATGGCTGCTTTTAATGTGGGAGCAATAGTCCAGAAGAAGACCGGCGGCATTCATGGCGTAGTGGATAGTCTGCAGGACCCGGACGGCGACCACCCACAGTTCTGGGTGCGGTGGGACGACCGAAATTATTCAGTGCGTCCGGAAAACGAATTACGCGCGGCCACGCCAGACGGTCCGCAGTTTTATAAAACGATGTCATAGGAGGGGAGATGGTTACAGCAGAGCCACTTACTGCGCAAAAGGCGGCAAAACTCCTGCAGGTTTCACCCAGGACTGTTTATCGCCTCATCGACTCCGGCCAGCTCGCCGGGAAGAAGATCGGTAACAAATACCGCACGACAGACGTCGCCTGTATTGCGTATTTACATGACCCGCGCGATCCTGTTTCCGCGAGCGCGGGTGAACATAAAGGAGAAATTTTATGTCAATCACCCTCAGAGGCGGCGTCTGGCACTGTCATTTCGTTACGCCGTCAGGGAAAAGAATTAGACGATCTCTTGGCACGGGGGACAAGAAACAAGCGCAGGAGCTGCACGACAAGCTGAAGGCTGAAGCGTGGCGGGTGGATAAAATCGGGGAATTACCGACGAGGACGTTTGAGGAATGTTGCATCAGGTGGATCCGCGAGAAGGAGCATAAGCGGTCCCTCGATGACGATAAGACCAAAATCGAATACTTCCTTCGGCATTTCTCCGGGCGGGATATTTCGACCATCACGGCGGATCAGGTAAACGAAGCAGTTTCGAAGATGGTCAACCGCAAGCATATTCAGGTGTGGGAATCGCGCCGTGACGCGGCTTTACGCCGGGGAAAGGAGCCGCCGCAATATACTGAAAAGCCGGTAAGCCAGGCCACAAAGAGCCAGCATCTGTCTTTTATGCGTTCACTGCTGAAAACCGCAGCCAATGACTGGGGATGGATAAAGTCGGCCCCCGTCATTAAGACCAAAAAGCCAATCAGCAAGCGCATACGCTGGCTAACAAGGGATGAGGCAGAACGGCTTATCGCCTGCATGCCGGAGTCGATAAAGCCAGTGGTGATATTTGCGCTGGCAACCGGCCTGCGCCGCTCCAACATCATTGATCTGGAGTGGCAGCAGGTCGATATGCAGAGAAAGGTTGCATGGGTAAATCCGGAGAACGCGAAGGCGGGCAAGGCTATCGGCGTGGCTCTGAATGATACCGCATGCAGGGTGTTAAGGGATCAGATCGGGAAAAGTTCCAGGTGGGTATTCGTTCACACGAAGCCATCAACACGACCGGATAAAACTGTCACTCCGGCGGTCAGGAAAATGCGTGTGGACGATAACAGCGCATGGCGCATTGGCCTGGCAAAAGCGGGTATAGAGGACTTCCGTTTTCACGACCTCCGGCATACCTGGGCGAGTTGGTTAATTCAGTCAGGCGTGCCGCTATCCGTTCTGCAGGAAATGGGCGGCTGGGAGTCTATCGAAATGGTCCGTCGTTATGCTCACCTGGCTCCAAACCATTTAAGCGAACACGCGCGGAAAATAGATGCCATTTTTGGCAACCATGACACAAATACGACACAAGGAGAAAATCAGGCTGGTTTGAAACTGGCGTAAGTGCCTGTTTCTAAATGGCACGCCCTGTAGGATTCGAACCTACGACCTACGGCTTAGAAGGCCGTTGCTCTATCCAACTGAGCTAAGGGCGCACTGATATGCGTGTACTTCGCGGTGGTGAAACGCGAAGAATTATACGGTCAATGGCAAGTGAGTCAATGTCTTTTCCGCTTTACACGGCAATTACCACTAGCCGATTGTAAATACGGCTATTTTCTCAACATTTCGCCCTGTTTCACCGTAAAATTTGGCGCTGCGAAAAGGCTTAGTTGCATTTAAGTAACGCCTGCTGTTTTCCTGAACGTCAGCTCGTCACACTAGAGTCAGGTATCCCGGCCGCCTGGAGGCTGGCAGACAACAGGACAATGGAGTGACAGCGCAAAACCTGATCGATACGCCCCCCCGGTTACAGTACATTTCTCAGGACATCGTCGGCATTAAGCTTGAGCCCATCGTCGCCCTTTCCTCCTTGCGCCTGGTTGGCGTGGAGGTACTTAGCGTTCTGTCCGACACGCGGCACAGCGAGGACTTTTTTTGCGAACGGTCCGCAGACTGGTCGATAGCGCTGCTTGAAGCGCAGCTTGGCGCGTTAAAAAATGCGCCGCACGGTCATAATCTTTTTATTAATCTGCCGATAACCGTCCTGACAGAGACAGCCTCTTTTCAGCGACTTATCCGGTTGCCAGACGTGTCGCTCAATATTGAGATTGTCGATCTCGCGTCCTTTTTAGCGCTGACCCTCGTCGAGAAGCAGCATGTCGTTCAAAATTTGCGGCAACTTAGCAGACAGGGACACGCAATCTGGCTTGATGACGTGGATGACGTCACCGTGCAGTCGTTTTTATCCTGCCGACTCCCGTTAAGCGGCATCAAAATAGATAAGGAAGCATTCTGGCGTTTACGCGACACCCCTGCGCTGAGGCAACTGGTTTCCCTTTGCTTTCAGCTTGCCGGGAAAGTGCTTATTGAAGGTATTGAGACTGAACGCGATCGTACCTGGGCACTGCAGGCAGGCGCAGACCTCGGCCAGGGATATTACTGGCCGTCCTGGACATGGCCGGAGGATTAA